AAGCCCATCCACTGCGCCCGGTTGAGCAGGTTCTGGTTCAGCAGCAGCCGGTCCATGTCGCCTAGGTGCTGCTGCATGTCGCTGCGCCCGCCGTAGAGCAGCTGGGTGTTGGTCGCCTTGGCGGAGTCGCCCAGCTGCCGCAGCGCCTGGCTCTCGTTCTGCAGCTGCTGGATCTCGGTGCGCCGGATCTCGGCTGCCTTGGCCGCCCCGGCCGTCTCCTCCTGATTGAACGCCCGGGCCTGGTCGGCCATGGCCTGCATCTCCTGGCGGGCCTGGCGGGCGTCGCGCATCAGGTCGCCGAAGTCCGCGACCGCCTTGTAGATGACGTACCAGTATTCGGGGCCCTCATATGCCACTAGGGATCAACCCCCCAGTCCAGCCCGGCCGGGTCTTCCAGGGCCTGCCGCAGCGCCTCCTTGTACCGGGTGCTGCGCTCGCACGGGCACAGCGTGCCGTCGAGCAGGATGTGCCACAGCCGCACCGGCAGCAGCGGGGAGCGCCAGCTGAGCCAGTCCATCAGCCCGCCCCCGGCGGCACCGGGGACCCGCCGAACATCATCATGAAGCCCTCGTAGGAGCCCTGCGCGTTCTCCGCCTCCACCCCGGCCTCGGGATCGGCCGCCACCGGCCGCTGCAGCCGCGGGTCGTCCCGCCAGTCGTCGGCCACCTTCTCGCCGCGGATCGGGTCCGGCTCCCCGCTGCTCATGATGTCGATGGCATGCGCCAGCTCGACCAGCGGGTTCTTCCCGCCGGTCTTCTTGGTGTCAACCGGGGCCTGTGCCCCGATGAACGCGCACACCGTCTTGACCTGCCATTCCGCGAGCTTCAGCCGGGCTACCCGGTCGCGCTCTTTGCGTCGGCGGACTGCTTCCGAGACCTGCCGGAGCCGGCAGAGGGGGAGGTCGTGGATGTACTCGTCGGACCATCCGTACTCGCTGCTGAGGAGGTCGAAGGTGGCGGCGAAGATCCCTGCGAGGCCATCTCCTGCGGGCTCGGCTCCGGCTCGGGCGGCTCCTTGTCCTGGCCCGTCTTGCGGAACAGCTCCATCATCCGCTGGATCTTTTTTCCCAGGGCCTGCAGCTCCGGCGCCTCCACCGTGACGATGGCCTCGATGAGGTCGAGCGTGTCGTCCAGCTCCGGGTTGAACAGGTCCTTGTTGAACTGCACGTACAGCGCCTCGTTGGCCTCCTTCTCAGCCTTGGTGAGCTGGGAGTCGGGCTTGTCGGTGGCACCGTGCGGCTTGCACATCGACTGCAGGAAGGAGATGGCCTCCTGCTCGGCATCGGGGATGGACATCGCCACCAGGGTGAGCAACTGGGCGGTGAACTGCTCGGCCCCGGCCCTGAAGTCCAGGCCGGCCCGCATCATGGCGGGCCCGGCGCCGTGGGTGAGCACCCGCAGCAACCGGAAGAACTGGCGCGTCCGCATCCGGACGATATCCACCTGCAGCCCGGTGGTGAGCTTGACGACCTGGGGCTGGGGGTCCAGCCGGTCCAGCTCGTTCTCTTCGTCCGGCATCGGTCCTCCGGGGACTCTGGGGGCGCGGGGTTACGCCCGCCGGGTGTTATCGGACGGTCAGCTGTCGCCGAGACCCGCGGTCGGGGAGTAGCCCTTGGGGTACTGCCGGTGGATGTGCTCCACCTGCTCGGTCCGCTCCTCCTCGGTCAGGAACTCGGGGCGGCGCTCCTCCAGCGGCAGCTCGGCGTCGCGCTCGCGCTCGCGCTCGTACTCCTCGCGCTCCCGGTCGCGCTCCCGGTCGCGCTGCCCGCGGCGGCGGCCGGACATCTCCCGGTCGTACTCCTCCTGGTCGCGGTCCTCCGCGCGCACCGGGTCAGGCAGGCCGGGCTCGGCCTTTTCCTGGCCCTCGGTCCGCCGGGCGTTCTTCTCCTGGCCGCGGCGAGGCTCGTCCGGCTGGGGCATGTGCGTGCCGGCGCCCTGCGCGCGGGCGCGCTCCTGCTCCAGCTGCGCCTGCTCGGCGTCCCGCTCCTGAGCCCGCTCCTGGGCGGTCTTCCGCTCTGCCACTGGTCCTCCTACGGCCTTGATCCGCTGTCGTCACGCAGGTCCGGGTCCTGCTGCTGCCGCTCGATGACCTCGCCCCCCGTGGCCTCCGCCCGCTCCGGTGGCGGGTTGCCCCGGCAGCAGTTGCACTTGATGCCCTCGCCGCCGCAGTAGGCCTGGCAGCGGAAGCACCAGCCCTTGATGCCATCGGGCACCGGGAAGCCCGGCTCGGCAGAGTGAGTGCCGTCGTCCGGCCAGTTCTTCCGCTCGCGGGCCACCTAGACCACGCCGCCCGAGGCCACGGACTGGAACGGCTCGGGGGTGAAGGCGCCGGTGACCGAGCCGGGCCAGGAGACCAGGCGGCCGATGGCGGTGCCCGAGGTGCCCGACGCCCCGCCGTAGGAGGCCGGCAGCGCGGTACCGATCTCGTTGACGGTGGAGAACAATGCCCTTCCCGCAATGGAGCAGGAAAGGCCGGTCTTGTACGACGGACCGGTAAAGTTAAACGGCTGGAATTGCACGCGGTAAAGCACGAAGTCGAGCGTCCGGATCTGTCCGCCAGCGTCCTTGGAAGGCACCCGGATAGCCAGCGGCTGGGTCACCTGGTTCATGCTCGCCAGGGTCCACAGCGGAATGGCGTAGTAGTCCGCTCCAGCCGCTCCGCTGCTGGTCACGGTCGTACCGGTGATCTTCGCAATGGTAGAGAAAGGAATGTACCCTTCCTCGATGGTGACGTTTGCGAAGTTAATCCAGAAGTGCTCGGAAAGGACAACATCGTCACCGGTGTTTTCGAAGTTGCCCTGGTCCGTAGAAATGGTGCCGTTTCGCACGCCATAAACCGTGGCGCTTTCCGCTCCGGTGGTGCCGTCCAGGATGGCGGCGTGCGAGAGCGAGAAGCCCTCGAACGGCGTTCCGGGGAACGTGTTGCTGGCCGTCGGCATGTCCGCGCCTCTCCTGCTCGGCTGTGCGTCTGACCGGGTTAATCGGCAGGGGGCTACTGGTGGTAGACCTGGGCGCAGTTGACCGGCTGGAAGGTCTTCTTCACGAAGGCCTCGAACTGGCTCAGCTGGGCCTTGTTGGCGTTCGGGTTCTGGCTGGACAGCTGGACCACGTAGTCCCACAGGGTGATCTGCTCGACCCGGGTCTGGTTGCTGATGGAGCAGGCGGCCAGCTGGCTCTGGTGGATGGAAGAGGCCTGGGACAGGGCGTTGACGCTCAGGACGGTGACGACCACGGTCAGCACGATGTCCAGCGCGAACGAGACGAGCATCCCGACGGCCAGCAGCCGGGTCCGGCGCTCGCGCCCGGCCACGGCCTCGATCCGCCTCGACACCTTGTCCAGCATCGTGCTGATGGCGTCCAGCCGGTCCAGCACAACAGCGGAAGGCAGCATGGCCGAGTCGTCAGTCATAGCTCCTCCCCCCTCGACTTCCGCAGTGCCTCGGCTGCCCCGGCAACCGTCTCGCGGAGCTGTTCAACCAGCTCCCCGGCAGTGGAGATGAGCCCGTCCACTTCCTCGTCCTTGCCCGCCATCTCGGACATGGTGCGCTCGTGCTCAACCGCTTCGGGGCTGCGCTGGAGAAACTTCGGCATTATGGTCACCTCCCTGGATGAAGGCGGCGACTTGCCTGATCGCGGTGGTGTTCCCCGACACGGCGACAGCCATCTCGGTTACCAGGTGGTTGATCGACGTGAGCACGGGCAGCACCTGCTCGGTGTAAGAGGCGATGAACTTGTCCCGCTGCTCCTCGGCCTTCTGCTTCTCGGCCAGCAGCATGGCGCGCATATCCTGCGCCTGCTGCCAGAGCACCGCGGCCTCGGAAGTGCCGACCCGGCCGGACGCCGAGCGGCGGCCCAGCACGAGCCCGACCAGCCCGGTAGCCGCTCCCAGCACGATGGTCCCGATGCTGAGGATCGTGGCGAGCGTCCCGGGGTCCATGCCTGGTTAATCGGGCTACCCGACGTAGCGCGTGTCGGCGAGCAGCTGGGTCAGGTCCAGCCCGTCAACGGTCGAGCCGTTAGCCGCCAGCCAGTCCTCGGTGACGACCGCCCAGGCCTCCTCGACCGCGCCGGCCTGCCAGCCGAAGTCGGCATGCTGCTCAGCCGCCCAGGTGATGTAGTCCAGGATGCCGTGCCGCGAGCCTGCCGCCTCGCGCCGCTGCAGCGGGACGCAGTGCCCGCCGACCATCTCGTCCCCCGGCTGCCAGGTCCAGACCTGGCCGGCCTCGAACTCGTCCATCATGTGCTGCTGGACGTTGAAGCCGGTGTAGACCGAGCCGAACACGTCCACGACCTGGCCGAGCAGCAGCTCGTCGGCCGGGTTGCCGAACGCGGCGTAGCCGGCGATCTTGTGCACGTGGCCGCTGGTGTCGGTCAGGCCGGTGTTCTTCAGGTAGGCCAGCACGTCGGCCATCACGCAGCCCTGGTCGGTGTCCGGCTTCCCCGGCACGTAGCCGCCGCAGGCCGAGTACGCCTTGACGATCTCGTCATCGGCGAACAGCACCTCGGGCCGGCCGGCGTAGACGTTCCAGGCGCCGAACATGTGACCCGCGGCCGCGATGGTGCAGCAGCCCAGCTGGTCGTTGACGTACATGGGCCAGCTGGAGACCTTGGACAGCCGGTCCACGTCCTTCTTCAGCGGCACCGGCGGCAGGCCGGCCCGGGCCAGCGGGGTGCGGGGGCTGAGGTACTTCTCCAGGGTGAGCCGCGGACGCTCCGGGTCCAGGGGCAGTCGGCCGAGCTTGCCGGCAGCAGGCATCGGGGCCTCCTCGGTAGGCGGTGTCTGCCTTGCCGAATCGGCCGCGCGCTAATGCAGCCAGCCGGCGATGGTCAAGGAGACGTAGGCCAGCCATACGGCGATGCCGACCGCGTTGCCCCAGCCGGGCCAGGCGGCGGCCAGCGTGCGCCTCAGCCCGCACCAGAGCCGCCAGGCGAGCGGCGGCGAAGGATAGCGGTGCAGGCCCGCAGGGGCCGCCACAGCGCGCTTGAGCCTGCTCATACCGCCGTGATCGTCAGCACGATGATCAGGATCACGTCGAAAGGCAGCAGGACGGTCATCACCGCCACCCAGCAGCGCACCTGCCACGGAGCCCACAGCCCGGGCTCCGGCGGGCGCAGCTCCGGGTACTCCTGCATCGCGGCGTTGCGCAGGTCAGTCAGCCTGATGGCCACGGTGCACCTCCAGCAGCCATGCCGCTCCCTCCACCCAGCCTTTGATGTCCTGGCAGTCGATGCCAGGGCGCTCGGGGAAGAACCGGTGCATCATGTGCTCCCCGAGCCGCCGGGACCGGCCGATGATCACCGACCCGTCGGCACGCGGAAGGCCTAGCCACACGACGTACCATTCGGCCGGCCGGGTGTCGCCGACCCGCTCGCGGTGCACGCCCACCGGGGCCTTCCGCATGCCGGGCATCTCAGTAGTCCGGCCCCCCGGCCTGCCCGCCCAGGGCGAAGCCTCCGGAGGCGTTCTCGGCCGCCACCCGGACCCACGGCAGCGCCGCCACGCGGAGGAGCGGCGGGGTAGCAGCCGCGCTCACCTCCAGCGCGGCCAGCTGTGCCGCCAGCCACCAGACCATGCCGAACATCGCGCGGGCGAAGTCCTCGACGTCGCCCGCGGTGTCCATGAGGTCGGCGCCGGTATACCGCGCGTCGGCGTCGGTGATGTGAGCCCAGCCGCCCGCCATCAGGCCACCTGGCCTGTCGGGACGCGGAACCGGGCCACCCTGGCCAGCGCTTCGGCATCCCGGCCTTCCAGGTGCAGGGTGAACCCCTCGGCCAGGTCGACCGGCGGGTAGTCCTTGCCGGTGGTGGTCTGGTACGCCTTGTTCTCCGGCGCCTTGGGGTTGCGCAGGCCCAGGCTGTCCGCCCAGTCCCGCATGTCCTGCCACCAGTCGCGCCGGGCCTGGCTGCCCTTGGGCGCATCCTGCGGGCCGAAGCGCAGGTTCTTCGACTTCCGGCCCGCGGCCGGGGCGGCATCCGCCGGGCTCGGGGCGTGGCCGGCCTCGAACCACGGGTCCAGGCCCTTGTCCAGCTCCGCCGCGTGCGCGCCGGACAGGTACAGCTCGGTCATCCGCGTGACCGGCTCACCGCCGCTCACTGGCTGGCGGACGATGGTGACCCGCACTGTCTCGTCCGCTTTCACCTGCCGGGGCCAGTCCTTGTCGTCGTACAGGACGACGTGCGTGACCGCAGGCATCAGCTGGCCCCTGCATGCGCGAACCGGACCGGCTGCACCGGCTGCCCGCCGGACTTCTCGGTCCGGGCCAGGGCGGCGGCCAGGCTGGCGTTCTCCTGCCGCTGCCCGCGGCGCTGGCCCTCGCGCTTGATGGTCCGCTTGCGCCGGTCCAGTCCCTGCGGGATGGTCACCCAGTCTTCGTGATAGACGATGTGCGACGGGGCGAACACGTCCACCACCCCGTCATAACCGGTCTTGGTCACCCGCCACGCCAGGCCGCAGTCCACGCACGGGTCCTCGATCTTGATCCGGCCGTCCCGCGTCGGCCAGGCCCGCACCGAAGACGGCCACGGCTCACCCGGCAGCACGGTGTCCCGCGCCCACCGGTGGTGCCCGGCACGGCACCTGACTTCCTCCCGGGGCATGTCGGCCAGCCTCCCGGCCAGCACCGGATCGACCGCGTACAAATGCCCGTTCCCTGATCTAGGCATGCTTTGCCCACCTCCCGCAGGTGAGCCTAACCGCCGATTCAGCTCTCGGTCAGCGTCTCCACCAGGTTCCCGGCGAGGTCGAACCGGTGCAGCACCCGTTTCACCGGCCGCCCGGCCTGCCGGGCGGCCTCCTTGCAGTCCGAGCAGGACAGCTCGATCAGGTTGTCCGGGTGGACGAAAGACGGGATGCCGCCGCCGAGGCGGAGCTTCAGCAGCAGCCTGCCCGGGCGGCAATCCCCGCCGGGCAGGGGCTTATCGACCGGGCAGCGGACCTCGACCTCGGTCTGCTCCACACCCCCCGCAATCGTCACCCCAGGCCCTCCCAGATCCTGACGTTGCCGACCGGACAGCAGCGATGACCGAAGTCACCGCGGAAACCCCGGCATCCGGGCTTGCTCCGCCTCCCGGCGGCATGCCATGGCCTTGTCGTAGATCTGCGGCCCGACCCGGGGCACCGAGTCCCGCACCCGGCGGAACAGGTTCTCGATGACCACCGCCCAGTCGCACATCTGCGGGATGAACTGCGCGGCCAGCTCGGCCTTGCGCCGCGCCTCGGCCCGGTGGGTGTAGATGTGCCAGAGCACGTCTTTCATGTGCGCGACCGAGACCCGGGCATCGTGCGCGGCCCAGGGGAAGCGCTCGAACGTCGGCTCCAGGGTGTAGGCCAGCGGGTAGGCCCAGTCCCCGTTCAGCCACTGCTTGTGCCCGCCGAAGTCGGTCCCCGCCACCACGCCGCCAGTGGCCTGCATCTCCAGGGCCGGCAGGTTCTTGCCCTCGCCGCGGGACGGGGCCAGCAGCACGTGCGCGGAATGATAGAACTCCTGCAGCGTGGGCTTGTCGAAGGCATCGACGAACACCCGGATGCGCTGCTCCTCGAAAGGCTGGTTCAGCTCGGGGAACAGCAGCCCGGGGGCGTTGGTGTGCAAGGCCAGGGTGGCGTCGCCGAAGCCGTCCGGGCCAGGGCCGGGCCGCTCGAACTTGAGCTGGTTGAACGCCTCGATCGCGGTCCACGGGCACTTCCGGGCGTTCAGCGCGCCGTGCATGATGAAGCCGAACCGGGCGCCGGGCTCGCTGCTCCAGTCCCGCTCGGCGAACTTCCACTCCCGCGAGTCGAACCCGCCCTGCAAGATGCCGCTGGCGGTCTTAGCCGGGATGACCGAGGACAGCGCCTCCAGGGACACCTCGTCATAGCCCAGCACCAGGTCGAACCACCGCAGCGACTCGCGCAGCTTGGACCGGCCCTTGCAGTGCGGCACCAGGCCGGAGACCGGGCCCGGCTTGCACTTGGGGCACTGGTCCGTCGGCGGGCAGTCCGACTTCGGGTCGCGCAGGTGGCGCCGGCACGGGTACGGGCCCGGGCCGGAGGCGAACTCCCACATGGTCCAGGCCACCGCCGCCCGCGAGCACCCCCGTGCCTCGCGGGTGATGGACAGGTGGGCCGGGTCCCAGTGGTTGATGAGCAAGTCGAACGGCGGCCGCAGCTCCCGGGTGAACAGCGGCATCAGGTCGCGCGGGACCGGCACGTCCAGCCAGACCGGCTGCGGGTACACCTCGCAGCCCCACTCCTGCAGGGCCCGCAGGATGCCGAACCCGTCAGTACCGTAACCGCTGAACTGCGAGAACGGGCTCTTCAGCAAGACCTTGAGCGGGCGCTCGGACATGGGCCTCCCTCGGCATCATTCCCTGGTCCCGCAATCGGGCCGGCGTCAGGCGAAGCCAGTCGGAGTAGCACTCGGTGCACAGGCGGATCACCTCCACCAGCACCCGGTGCCTGCCGCAGCCGACGCAGTACCGCTCACCGCACATCAGCGCCTCCTCGACCGGACAGACCAGGCAGCACCGCGCGGATTACGCGGAACCGGAGACCTATTCGGCCGCGTCCGCCCAGCCGGCGCAGTAGACCCCGTAATAGGCAGTGCCGCGCTGCAGCCAGTCGCCGTCCGGCACCGCGGTGAAAGACATGTCGGTCAGCAGCTGGCACCCGTAGGTCACCAGGTCGCCCCAGGTCTGCGCGTCGCCGTCTTTGCGCTGCAGGCGGAAATGCACGGCGGAGAACACCGCGAGCCCGCGGTTGGTGGTGATGGCCGAGGTCTCGGCCACGTTGGCGTTCCCGTCCCGGGCCGGGTCAATCCACAGGTCCACCCGGAGACGGCGGAACCGGGCCGAGCCCAGCACCGGCGGGGACTCCCAGCCGCCGAAGTCGGCCAGCACCAGGGCCGCGGACTGGGTGCCCTTGACCCGGGTCAGCACGCCGTTCGTCGTGGTGTCGGAGAAGATCCAGGGCTTGCCGGCGTTGGCCGCGATCGGGTCGCCCGGCGGGAACGAGCCCAGCCGGGCGCACACGTCCGGGCAGCCGGCCAGGAATTTCACCGCGCCGGAGCCCACGTCGTCCATGCCTGGTTAATCGGGGTCCGGGGTGTTCAGCGTTTCACCCTTGAAAGAGCCCGCCAGAGCGGTACCGTAATGGTGCGAACAGCTGGCGCGTGCCCCGTGGCTTGTCAACTCCGGCGCATGAGCTTGGCTTCCGAAGCGGGCGTCGCTCTTTCCCCCCCTGAGCGGCGTCCGCTTCGCTATGTCAGCCGCAGCAGGAACCGGCCATTCTCGTCGCGCTCGGTGCCCGGCGGCAGGAACTCCAGCTCGTGGCCCTCGTCGGGGATGACGCCGTGGCGCCCGCACAGCCCGCAGGTGACCAGCGTGCCGTTCTCCGGGCTGGTCAGCCCGGGCTGCGCCGGGCTGGTAGCCGGGGCCGAGCACATGGACAGGCCGCGGTCAGGATGGAACACGGTCACGCGCTGGCTCATCAGTCGCCTCCGGAGTAAGGGCCCAGCCCCTCGGACGGAGCCGCGCCGCCTTTGCCGTCGGTGATCCAGTCCCAGAACGCCTGCCGGACCATCCGCTCGAACGTCGGGCCGCCCGGGTCGAAGAAGTAGTGGCCGCCCTCGGGGTGGTTGCCGGTGGGCGTGTCCGCCCGGGCCAGCTCGAAGATGCCGGGGTTGGCGGCGAAGCTGATGGTGCCTTCCCAGCTGCCCTCGCTGTGGTGGCTGGACGGGTGCCCCGACGCCTTCAGCAGGCCGGTGATCACGTGCGCGCGGGCCTCGGACAGGGCGTAGCCGGTCACCAGCGCCGTCTCGAACGCGGCGATGGTGCGCTGGTCCGGGCCCGCAGCGATCCGGTCCAGCTCGGCCCCGGCCCCGTCCAGGTAGACCTCCCAGTGGACGGCCATTACGGCGGGCTCCCCGGGAACGGGGTGGGGCTGCCCGGCTGCAGCATCTGGCTGACCTCGATCACCTGCACCTCGATGTGGTGGCCGCCGATCAGATCCTGCGCGACGTCGGGGATCACCCGGATGTCGAACGTGCCGAAGATCGGCCCGGACACGCATTCCAGCCGGTCGCCGGCCAGCACCAGCGGGGCGCCGGACGGGCCGGGGTACAGGTCGAAGAAGGCGACGCCCACCCGGTCCGGGGCGCGGCCGGCCACCAGCGGCGCCGGGGCGTCCTTGCCCGGCCGGACCAGGTGCAGGTCGAGCCGGCACTGCAGCAGGCCCGGCTGGTCGAGCACCGGGTCCACGATGCCGGTCACCGGGTTCCAGCCGAGCGTCATGCCGCCGCCCGCGTCCATCTGCGGGAAGTTGCGCAGCACCCGGCAGGTGGAGCTGTAGAACATCCGCAGCCCCTGGCCCGGGGCCCAGGGGACATACGGAGTGGCCATGCCTGGTTAATCGGGCTCGGGCTCTTCCTCTCTTCCATCCACTCGGCCTCGTCGGCGAACCACAGGGTCTCTTCGTCGTCGTCATGCACGTTGGGCATAGCGGCCTCCTCTCATAAGGATGACGCCTGGCCCGCCTGGCCCGTAAACCGCCTGGTAGGGATCTTGACCTCATGCTCGGCGTAGTCCGCGCACTGGCGCGCACCGTGGGTGTAGTGCACCCCGCCGCGCTTGCGGGCCAGCTCCCGGCGCTTCTCGCATTTCGGCTCCTCGCACGGCATGAGGAAGGCCAGGCACAGGATCACGCCGGGCAGCCGGGCCATCTGCTGGTTGCGGCGGTCGCCGGCCGCCGGGCAGTATTCCTGGCCGTTGCGGCCGCGCTTGCGGTGGTAGTCCCAGGGCGGGCAGGTGTCCGGATGGCACGGGCCTTCCCAGTCCGGCTCGTACGTCTCCACCTGCCCGCCCAGGCCTGCCCAGATCCGCTCCAGGTCCCGGTCGCCTCTCCAGGCATGGCCCGAGACCATGATCAGATCCGGGGCCCGTTCGTAGATGTGGCTGAGCACCCGGCGGGCGCGGGCCCAGTCCGTCCAGGTCCGCGAGCAGGTAACCAGCATCCGCCGCACACCCTGTACTACGCCTAGCCCGGATCGGACGGGAACATCTCCGCGTTGATGTCGAAGAACTGCAGGTCGATCTTGTTGAAGTCGGCCGGGCCGACCAGCATCAGCTGCCCGCACTCGTCCTGCATGATCCTGGCCTGGTCGTCGCGGCCGAAGTGCTCGAAGCCGGTGATCTGGCCGGAGAACACGCCGTTGGCGCGCTGGCGTTTTGCCAGCATGCGGACAGCCAGGTCGAACATGTCCACCCCGGTCTTGTCCGCGCTGACCTCGATGGCCTGGGCGTTGCGTGCCTGGGCCTGCAGGGGCTTGGAGTAGGAGTAGGACCCGATCTCCTCACTCTGCAACGGGCTAGCCAGCACCTGCTGATAGGGGAACCGCAGGTAGATGTAGTCGGCCATGGCCCGCACGCCCAGGTCAGCCAGCAGCTGGTCATCAGGGCTCAGCAGGCCGTACTCGTCCGCCCCGCGCTCGGTCAGGATGGTGAACATGACCGCGGCCTGCAGGGCGGCCGAGTTGATGTACGGCGTGTAGCTGACCGCCGCGCGCCCGCTGAACTCGGCCACCTGCTCCAAGGTGGGGACCGGCCAGGGCATCAGGTCACCCGGGTGATGAGGCCGATCACGTACTGCGAAGCCTCCCAGTCGGAATGCGAAGCGGTGTGCGCGCCGGCCGCCCCGCGGTGGTGCCAGGCGCAGAGCCAGCGGAAGTTGGCGGCCGTCTCCACCCACGCGCCGACCGACTCGGGGTCCGAGATCCCCGGGTAGTCCTTCTCCAGGGCCGCCAGGGCGATGCCGTTCTGCAGGCTGAACTCGACATGCGCGTGGTGCAGCTCCAGGCCCGGCTGCTGGCCCCGGGCCGGCGGGAGAGCGGGCCGGCCCTGGTCGTCCAGGCAGTCCTGGTAGCCGATCCGCTCGCCGATATAGCACCGGGCAGCGGTCCGGGTGCGCCGGTGATAGGCGTCGAAGTCCCGGTAGTGAGGGTCCGAGGACCGCGCCGGATGCGGCGGGAAGTGCATCAGGTAGCGGTGGCCCTCGGCCTGGACATGCGCCCGGACCTGGATGTCAATGTGATCCGGAGTAGCGGCCATGCCTGGTTAATCGGAGGTGGGGGACCGCTGCATCCACGGTCCCGGCCAGGGCCCGCAGGCGGGCCGGGTGCTTAGCGAGCCGCCCCCCACCTGAGCTACTATCGGCCGCGCGCCGGGCCTGACGTGGGGCGAATCAGTGAAGAAGCGCGGAAATATCCACCGTCGGGCCCAGGGTGGACGGGATGGAGATCCCCGGGTACGGGGGCGGGCTGATGCCGTCGGCCGAGTCCAGCCGGAAGGCGATGTCGTAGGTGAACGGCGG